CGTCGAAGTAGGTGGCGCGCACGGCGGTGTAGGCCTCGCGGTCGGCCACGGCAAAGCGGTGGCGGTCGCCGTCTTGCCGTGTGATGGTCATCACAGGCAGGGGCTTGCCGCTGGCGGTCTTGCCGGTGCCAGCTGTGATGAAAATCAGTCGGCCATCTTTGATGGTGGACATGGCCCCATGCAGCTCGGCCAGGCGGCTGATGATGTTGAGGTCACTCTCGTTGGTCTGATCAATGTGTGGCACCGGAATGGCGGCTAACTCGGGGCTGATGGCTGATTCCATCTCTTGCCTGAACGCAATGGCCGTGAGGATGCCGCCCAAGGTGGTGTCGTGCCAGGACTGTTCGCGCTTTTCGGTCAGGCCTGCACGCAGGTTGGCGCTGCGGGCGCGGATGCTGAGCTGGTCTGGTGCACCGCTGTGCTCCAGTTCGTCCACGGTGTAGCTGCCCTTGTCCACGGTGCCGCTGTCGGCCCAGCCGATGGCCACTTGCACGGTGGCCCCTTTGGTGGGCAGCTCGAGCGCGCCGTCTGAATCGTCCAGCACCAGGTCAACGGTGTCGGCCTCAAAGCCACGGTTGTCGGTCAGCGTCAGGCTGATCAGGCGCTGGTTGACCGCGTCGGTGATGTTGACCCCGTCCACGGTGAGGCTGTATGCGGGGCTGCGCTGGGTGATGTCGCCTTGCATCACAGGCCCGCCAGTTGTTGGAGCCCAGCGGTCATGCGGCCCAGCATGTCCACCCGCGAGTCGTCCACACGCTTGAGGCTGAGCTGGAAGTCGATCTTGCGGGCGGCACCGTCGCGGAAAAACACCGTGCGCGTGGTGCTCAGGCTTTCAACCACAAACATGCCGTAGATCATGCCGGTGCCCTCGATCAGGGGCCAGGCCTTGCCCTGGTCGGCCATGGCCTCCAGCAAGGTCAGCGACACGGTACCGCCGGTCAGCTCGGGCAGCAGGGTGCCGTCAAGCGTGATCACGTCGTTGTCACGGCCTACAAACTGACTGCCCGGCGTGGCACCCACGCGGCTGTTGGTGGGGTGCCGCCATTTGACCTGGCGCTGGAAGGTTTGGTAGGGCAGGGTATCGAGCTGGAAGACGAACAGCCCCAGCGTGAGCATGGCCGGGGCCATGGGCAGGGGGTTGGAGATGGTGGGCAGCTTGAGACTGGGGATGGTGGGCATGGATCAGTCTCCGTCGGTCAGGCGGCTGCGCTTGGTCGCTTGTGCGCGTCGCGTGGCCTTGTCAATTTCTGCGGCTACCAGGCGGGCCAGTGCGGCTTCGTCCATGCCGGGGGCGGCGTTGACGGTGATCGTAATGTTGGGGGCTGCAGCTGCATGTTGACTTGCCGCCATGGCGCTGGCGGTGATGGGGGGCCGGGTGTCGATGGTGATAGGCCCGGCTGCTGCGCCGGTGGCACCCATGCCGATGGCCATGCCTGCCCCAGCTGCCATGATCTTGTCGGACATGGCTTTGACGGCTTCGATGGGGCCGCTGGCGTTGGCTTCGATGCCGTTTTGCAGGCCCGCCACGGTGTGGCCGCCAAATTCCATGAAGATGCGGCTGGGCGACTTGATGCCCATCTTTTCTTTGAACCAAGCGATCACGTTGGCAGCCAGCCCGGTAATGGCTTCTTTGGCTGCGCCCATGGCGCTTGTGATGCCGTTGACGAGCCCCATCACGATGTCTTTGCCGAAGCCCGCAAATTTGCCGACCAGCTCGGCGGCTTTGACGACGATGTTGGCCAAGCCCTCCCCAAAGCTGTGGCCGTATTTGGATGCATTGGCCAATTCTTCCGCGGTTGCTTTGAATGGGCTGAACAGTTTGCTCACCCATTCCCATGCGCTTTTCATGGCCCCAACGATCCAGTCCCATACGGGCTTGAGGGGTGACAAGAAGTCACCAATCGCACCAAAGACACTGGCAAACATGGGTTTCAGTGGGGCAAGACCTTGGACAAAACCGTCCCACATGCCTCCGAAAAATGCTTTGATCGGTTGCCAGTATTTGAGAATGGCCAAGGCTGCAAGCGCAATGACCGTGATGGCAAGGCCAACTGGGTTGAGCAGCAGCGCACGCGCGACAAAGGCGGCGGCTTGACCGACGAACATCAGGCTTGCCCCGATGCCATTGAGGATGGTCATGGTGGATGCTTTTGCGAAGTTCACACTGCCGAGCCCTATCAGTTTCACACGTGCCCACGTTGCGATGGCAGCCATTTTGGCGATGTGCATGGTTGTGCCTGCAATGCCCCCGTTCATGGCGATGTAGTTGGAGATGGCTTGCATGCGGGCAGCACGCGCTGCGCCGATTGCGGCCCATTGCGCCTGTACTTGTGCCCACAGTTGGCGTGTTGTGAACGTGACCCAGATGGCAGCGGCGCGGTAGTTGTCGGCCAATGAGTGGCCGACGCTTTTGGCGAGTGCTTTCGTGCTGTTCGTGGCGCGGGCTGAAGCGTCGACGATTCCGTAATTGAAGAAATGCAGCCATGCCTTGGGGTCGGGGCGCGACTTTTGCCATGCGCTGGCCGCAGTGGTTGCAGCGGTGCTAGCCAAGGTGCTTGCCGCTGTCATGCCGCGTGCAAACGCGCCCTGGGCATTTGTGCTTGCTGCCAACATGGCCCCTTTGAGGCTGGTCATGGCCGCACTCGCGCCACCGGTTTGGATGCCCAGCGTGGTCATGGCCAGACGGGCCATGGCAAACGGCCCAAGTATGGCGGCTGCTGCCAATGCCACACCCCCAAAAACCGCAGCCAATGTGCCCAGCGCTGCAGTGACCTTGACCACTGCCCCCACAAAGCCGGGGTTGGCCTGAACAAAGGCGGTGACACGGTCGAGCAGGTCGCCAATGGATTGGCTGATTTGTGCAACGGTTTCGCGCTGGGTCTCGCCAATGGCGCTGGTGAGGTTGAAGAATTTGTTTTTGACGATCTGCCCGCCTGCGCTCAGCGTTTGGTTGCGGGCGTCGCCTTCGCGTTGCATGCTGCCTTTGGCTTTTTCGTCGTTGACGAGTTTGAGCTGGCGGCGGTATTCGTCGAGGTTTTCGGCCAGCTTGGCGGCGTCGTCGCCGTATTCTTTGCCGAAGATGCGAGTGGCCACCTCTAGGCGCTTGTCGGACGGCAGGGCTTTGAGTTTGTCGAGCACGTTGAGGATGGTGCCGGTGGCGTCTTTGGGCATGCCCATTTGCAGGCCTTGGGCGCTCAGGCCAAGGGCTTTGATGCCTTCTTGGAACCGCTTGGGCTGCATGGTGGCGATGCTGAGTTCACGGATCATGGCGTTGCTGGCGGTGGCGGCTACTTCGGCCCGAGAGCCCAGGCTGAGGAAGGTGCTGCCCAGGGCCGCGGCTTCTTTGGCAGCCATGTTGACGCCTGCGGCGGTGCCTGCGATGCGTTGCATGACGTCGATGATGTCGCCGCCTTTGCTCAGGGCGTTGTCGTCCAGCCAGTTGATGGTGTCGCCCAACGTGCTGATGGCCGGGATGGGGATTTTGTAGAGCTGGGCCAGTTTGCCCATTTGTTCGCCAATGTGGTCCACCGGCAGGTCAAACGCGGTGGCGGTCATGGCGGTGGTTTTGGCGAACTCGATCAGGTTTTCTTTGCCCTGAATGCCCATGCGGGCACCGGCTTCCACGATCTTGGCGATCTCGACCGTGGCCAGCGGGATGGTGGTGGCCATGCGTTTGATTTCATTGGCCATGTCGTAGTAGGTCTTGGTGAGCTTGCCGTTACCGTCGCGGGCACCGTCCACCTGCCTGGCCACGCCCAGCATGGCGTCTTCAAATTTGCTGTAGTCGGCCACGGTCTTGGCCACTGGTGCGCTGATGGCGGCACCGGCTACGGCCATGGTGGCACCTGTGCCGGCCAGCTTGCCGGCAGTGGTTTTGGTCTTGTCGTATTGCGCCTGCGCCGCCTTGAGCCTTTGCGCTCGTTGGTTGATCTCTTCCAGCTTCTTTTGCTCGGCCTCGAGGGCGCTGGTGGTGCTTTGCACTTCGCCTTTCAGGCGGCGTTGGTGGCTGGCCAGGGCATTGGTGGCCAGGCCTGCAGCGTTGAGGGCATCGCGTTGGCGTTGCACGCGCTGGGTCATTTCGCTGTGCTGGGTGCTCAGCTGGCCAGCCTCGCGCCGGGCGGCTTCAAAGGCTTTGGTCATGGCCTTGGTGGGGGCTTCGGTCGCTTGGATCTGTTGGGCCAGCTGGCGCACTTTGTCTTGCGCTGCGGCGGCGTTGTGGCCCACCACGGCGGTTTGGCTTTGCAGCTTGCGGAAGGATTCGATCTGGCCCGCCTGGTCGTTCAGGCCTTTGATCTTGTCGCGCAGGGCTTTGACTTCGGTGCTGGTTTGGCGTGAGCCGTCCATCACCGCTTTCAGGGGGCGGGTGATGCGGTCCACAGCCGCCATGATCACTTCGAGTTTGAGTTTGGTGTCGGCCATGGTGCAGGGTTCTCAGGTCATTCGTCGTCGGTGCCGCCCGCACGCTGGCGGGCTTGTTCGCGCCAGTCCATCAGCTCGGGCAGGGTCATGCTGTCCAGTGCTGACGGTGGCCAGTGAAAGATCACTGCAATGTCTGCGAAGGCGGATTCGACCCGTTCGGGGATGCCATGGTCGCCGACTTGGGCAGCAAAAAACCGGTCACCGTGCTGGTGAGCTGCACCAGGTCAGCCGGGTCCATGCGCTCGACCTCTTGCGTGGTGAGCGCCGGGGCGGTGATGCGGGGCAGCAGGGTGATGGCGGCGGCTACGTCCATTTGCATGACGGCCATGAGGTTGACGCCACGCAGTTCGCCTGCCATGGGTTTGCGCAGGGTGACGGCGGTGATTTGTTGGTCGCCACGCTGGATGGGGCTGTCGAGGGGGATGGTTTCGGTGATGGGGGTCATGGGGTGAGCCTGTGATGGTGTGAGGGGGGTGTTTTGATCAGGTGCCCATGTTGCCCGGCACGCGCGCGCGCGTCACGCTGGTTTGGTTGTAGGGCGCATGGCCACAACAAAAAAGCCCACGGCTTGTGGGCCGTGGGCTTTGCTGGGTGCTTGGGTGCTTGGGGCGGTCAGGCCATGCCGATCGCGCGGCGCTGTTCGGCCAGGCGGTCTACGCCGTCGATGATTTCGATCATGTTGACCTGGTCAATCTCGACCAAGACTTTGCCGTCTTCCACGTATTTGTAATACGTGAGGGCGGATTTGACTTTGAAGTTGGATTTCTTGCCTGCCTCGGCCTCGGGCGATCCGATCTCTGTGTGGCGGCCACGCATGACGATCTCGATGGCCTTGACTGCGCCCGTGTCGTCTTGCTGCACGGCACCGGCAAAGCGCAGCAGCACGCCGTCGATCTTGGTGATGGCCCACTGGCTGAAGACTTGGCTGACGAAGCCTGCGTATTCGTGCTCGCAGCTCAGGCCCTCGCTGCCCATGTCGATCTCGACTGGGCCGTTCATACCGCCTGCGCGCAGAGCTTCCATCTTGCGCTTGAGGTCTGGGAGTTTGATTTTTTCGACTTGGCCGATGTAGGTTTGGCCGTCGTTGAAGACGTTGAAATTCTTGAGGACTTTGGGCATGGCCATGGTGGGGCTCCTGTGCGGTGGGGGTGATGGGTGGGCCTGCCCCGCTTAATTAAAAGGGTGGGGCAGGGTAGGCGTCAGCTGTTGACGGCCTTGGCAAAGTCGACCAGGTAGCGGTCGGTGATGCGCTGGCGGAACGTCAGGTTTTCCAGCGGCGGCACTGGGGTGTAGTCGTAGTCCAGGTAGAGCTTGCCGTCTTTCAGGCTGTCTTTGCCGTTGGCGGTTTCGTCGTACCAGGCTTGGCCGTCGATGATGTAACCGGCGCTTTTGAGTTCGCGGAATT